AGTCGGTCAAAGCGCAACTGGGGGCACTTCTCGATGCAAGTCGGGCTACTGATGCTGAACTAGAGGTAGCGGGGCTCCAAGCTGAGCTCTTCCCGTATCAGAAGGCGGGGATCAACTATGCGGTCGCAGCGGAACGATGTTTCATCGCAGATGAGATGGGACTCGGCAAGACCCTGCAGGGGATAGCGGCGTTGGAAATTTTGCACGCTTATCCGGCAGTGGTCGTATGCCCCCCCAACCTTGTTCTGAACTGGGAGAGCGAGTATTCCCGCTTTTTGCCGCATCGGACTACTGCGGTGGTGGCGAATCGCAAAGAATTCCCTACGGACTATGAGGTAGTCATTGTAGGTTATAGCAACACTAACACATGGGTGAGGGAGTTGTCAAGGCACAATGGCTACATATTCGATGAAAGCCACTACGCCAAAACCAAGACCTCGCAGCGGACAAAGGCTTGCAAGAAGATAGCTAAGAGCTCCCCGGAGGCCCCGGTCTTCATGCTCACCGGTACGCCCATCACGAACAGGCCCATGGAATACGCAGCCCAACTGGACATCATCGGACAGATCGACAAGTTTGGGGGAGAGTGGGGCTTTTACCGACGATATTGCGGAGCATTCAAGGACAAGTGGGGCCAGTGGCATCTGGAGGGACACTCCAACCTTGATGAACTCAACGATAAGTTGCGATCCACCTGCTACATCCGTCGTACCAAGGACGAGGTAATGAAAGAGTTGCCTCCCGTTCTGCACGATCCGGTTGTTGTTGACGGGACTGTCGCAGCTATGAAGGAGTACAAGAAGGCTGAGGCTGACATCGTTCAGTACCTCGTTGATCGAGCGAAGGCAATAGCCCGAGAGTTGGGTGAACCCGTGGGGTCAGCAGCCGTTCGGGCACGCTTCCGTGCTGAATCGAACCAGCATCTTGTGAAGTTGTCGATTCTGAGGAGACTGGCAGCGAAGGCCAAGATGCCTCACGTCGAAGAGTGGATTACGCAGAGGGTAGAAGAAGGTCGAAAAGTCGTGGTTGCTGCGCACCACAGGGACATCGTGGATGAGATTGCCAACCGACACGGAGGGCTCAAGATCCAAGGAGGGATGTCGGTCGAAGCGGTTGAAGCAGCGAAGCGGCGTTTCCAAGACGAACCAGTCGAAGAAGCTCCGGTGATCGTGTTGAGCATCCAAGCAGCAAAGACGGGTCACACACTGACGGCAGCACAGGACATCTTGTTCGTTGAGCAACCGTGGACGCCTGCCGATGTTGACCAAACCTACTCACGGCTACACCGCATCGGACAGCAGGGTTCGGTGACGGCGACGTACATGCTGGCCTCCAACACGGTGGATCAAGACATCTATGACCTGATTGAAGCGAAGCGAGCGGTCGTGGATCTGGCAACCGAAGGAGAACTTGGGGAGCTAGAGCTAGCGAGTCCCGCTGCATCCCTTGTGGAAAACCTGTTGAATCAAAATATTGTTGCCTGACGGCGTTGTGTTGTCTGTCCATAACCGATAGGGTTGCGCTTGTGGGTACAGAACTGACTCCCAGACTGAAACTGGCGATCGGCAGAGACACTGCTGCCCTGCGAGAGTGGGTCAACAGCGAGCTAGGTCGCATGTATCTGGACTGGTGGATGCTTCAAGTTGACCAGACGGGTCAGTGGGCGGCATCACGGACGGGTGTAGGCACAGGCATACAGCCCGTTGTCGATCAGTTTGAACAGGCAAGATCGTTGGTCGATGAAATCTTCAAGCCGCAGGCAACGATGGGAGGGCTCACCTCAGGATGGGACCTTCCTACAAGTGCGGTACACGCAGGCACCGGGATCGTTGGACCCGAAGGCGAGATTTGCGGTGGACTGGCTAGTTCTATCGTCAGGAGTGCCACTCGGTCATACAACAAGGCCGTGCACGGACGCATGTATTACGTCACTCCCGAAATGGGAGATCAGGCAGCCCGACGGATGGTCCGTCGAACCGAAGCGTTTATCGAGCCCCATGAGTTGGTGACCCCAACGGGCATCGTGTGGTTACCCGTAACGGATGACATGAACTTCCAACAACAGGACGTAGCCCCCACTGGGCAGCAAGAGATCACACCTGCTATCGCATGGAACCTAGACGGGAACAAGATCACGATCTTCTGGATCTGCGATGCTGGATGGAACCACGCAAGCAACTCGATCAAATGGTTAGCGGGTGAAGGGTTCTGGTCGAACAGCGAGTTCGACAATGGCTCGATGTTGACGAGCAATAAGGTCATTCCGCCCCAGCCGCCACTGGCGGGCACCAGCGAGTTTGCACAGATCATGGACTTGGCGACCAATCACGCCGAACTGTGGCAGATAATGATGAACGAAGCTCAGGAGTCATACAAGTATGGTCCGAGCCTCGATGACAGTGAGGACCAGAACCACAACTATCGAGGTAGCAGCGGACCCCAGCGTTTGATTCCGTACCACTTCTGGTCGCCACGGATGAACACGTTTGATGTGGACTCTGCACCCAAAGACGGTAGGAGTTTCAGTCCTACCGGTGAGGCAAACGTGCCACTGTTGCGCCCAGACCAGCCCGGCGCTCCTTCACCGGACGAGTTCGGTGCAGGCCACGAACTGTGGTGGAACGAGAACGGCAAGTCGACACTGGTGCCGTTTCCGCATGAGCCGGAGACAGAGCAAGAAACCGCTGATCGGACTGCCGACCAGTGGACGATGATTGCTTTCGCCTGCGAGGTCATCCGGATGTTGGGCGAGGACTACCTGTACGCAGAAGATGTTTACCCGTCCGAAGGCGCTCCTCGCGATGTTCAACGAGGGCTCAAGAAGCGGGGAATCGCTAAAGACACTGCTCTCCGTGTCTACACATTGCGTAAGCCCGTAGAAGAGGGACTGCGTCGTGAAGGCCGGTACCTGAGCCGTGGTCCATTGACGACTCGTCATCATCGGATGAGCCATTGGAGAGGTAATCAGGGCAAGGCGGGCGACCGCACCTGTAGGCATGTGTACCGTCCCCATAAGGACGAGTACGACTGGCGCATCTGCGATGAGTGTGGCCGAGTTGAGCATCGGGTCATAGACACTGACGTTGGACCGGAACATGCGCCATTTATCAAAGATCGATCGATTGGAGTGTTGCGACGATGAAGGACCGCACCGTGGACAACCGTGTCTGGAGCATCTCGCACCAGCCTGCATGCCCAGTGCCGGAGCATCTTGACGACACACCCGAAGATTGCCTGTTCGATGAGGAGGAAGCATGACTCCGAATGATTGGTACCGATGCGACAGGTGTGACACGCCAACCCGACCAGAGTTCTTGGACATGCCAGAGTTCGTAACCCAGTTGCGGGGCGGGCTACACCTCCAAGTTATTGGCTATGACGGTGGGTTTTACGACTCGCTGTCTTTCATGGGGAAACCACTCGTGACGCTTCACCTGTGCCACGACTGTTGCTTGTGGCTGGTTAGAGAGATCCCGAAGTTGACCGAAGAGTCGAAGGGTGGACACCCAGTTGACTTGATGGACTCAACCGACGAGAATCCGTGTTGTGAGTTTGCATGGACGATGAAGACGACACCTCGTGAGTATCCGGTGAAGAAGATTGGAGCCGATTGGCCCGATCCTCCAAGCCTTGAAATCGTGAACAGCGACCCATTTATGAACGGAGAAACCCATGGGTTCGATGGCAAAAACCAGTAATAGACAGTCGACGCCTTGTTGCTGCGGCAAGTACACGTTCCCGACGTTTGAGTTGGAAACCTTGGATTGGTCGTGGGAACCAATAACAGATGACGACGGTGTGCATGAGCGGGATAGGTGCTTGTCGGGGTTGCGGGACGACGCAATGGACGACGTTGTGCGGCCATCCGATGTAGTCGAAGAATGCCGCTGCCAAGACCGTCCGTCTGGTAGCGCAGATCCAGTTGGGCGTTCATTCGATGAGGTCGAAGGATCGCCCAAGAATGATGTCACGTTGTCCCGCCGCCAAGCGGAGGATCTGTTGGAGATTCTTGGCGAGTTTCGGAGCCAACATCTGCGGGAGGCAGCATGGAGGCGACACTCATGGATGATTTTGGCCGGTTCAAACCGGACATCAAAGAGGCGCGGCGCAACGGATTACCCGCAGTTCGACTTCCAGCGCCGCATGTTGGCCAACTTGGATGAGATTGAGACTCAGGTTTATCAGAGTATGCAGGGTTTATCAGAATGAAAGAAAGGTTGCTGTAACGATGCCAAGTGAAAGAAAACCTCCACCCATCGATACGGGTTACGGCGTGGCAGATGAGGACATGACCTACGGCGTTGAGGATTCAGTGACTGAATCGTTTTGTGACCCCAACGGTGAGGAATGCGACAAATGCAGCGGCCACGCGCACGACCCGTGCCACACATGGCGGCGGGCGAGAGTGACCGAGGAGTTTGGTGTCAGTGCCGTGTGGACGCACTGTGTTGTGTGTCGGCGGTTGCGGCTGCAAACCAAGGAGGACGACCAGTGAGTGACTCGGAGATGGTGCCGTTGTCTACTGCTGACCGACGACTGATCGTGTCCGCTCTGTGGTGGGTGCGACAGATACAACCGACAGCCCCGATGGCTGTTGAGATGGAGGCTCTAATGGGCCGACTGGAGGCAGCAGATGAGTGACCTGACACCTGTGGCGCATGTGGCTCTCTCTGGTGGATCGTTTTATGTGTACGAGGGTGTGGCCAAACTGGATAAGGCAGCGGGCGACAGTGGATGAGGTAGCGATTTACTATCGCAAAGACCCAAGCTGGATGGCGAAGACGCCTCTGAACCCACCCGTCGAACACAGTCCTTATTCGTTGGTTGAGGTTTTTCACGAAGAGATAGCGAACGTCGCCATTATCGCTAACGTGCCCGAATGGCAGGACTACTACTTTAGGAAGCTTCAGAACATCGAACGTGGCGACCTACCCGAGAAGTTGGGCATTCGCTCGATGATGCATGGTGACATCATCACCCTCATCGGTAAGAGTGAACGCCGAGCATGGCAGTGCGAGATGATTGGATGGAGAGAGATCCGTCCTGAGTGGTTGGTCAATGGTGATCTTCCGCATCCATCTCCTGCGCTAGTCTCGTTGAATGCGAAAGAAACGTAAGAAGACGCAACAACATGTAAGGAACAGGGCCAAGTTGAGTCCTGCTAAAGCGAAGCGTCGTGCCTTGCGTAAGAAAGAAGCCGATGCTAGACGCAAGGCTTACTACGAAGAGTTGATTACCGTCAACAAGATAGGAACGAACAAGTGAACAGCGGGGCTGAAGAGCTCGACGATGACGAGGTGGTGACTGAGTGGGTCACTCCGTTTGGGAAGGTGACTCTCGATCCGAAACAGGGGACGACGAAGACCGAGTATTTCGATGTGAAGCCACGGTCAATCGGGTTGAGAAAGAAATACCGCAAGTTCTAAAGAAAAAGCGTCATAAAGGTTGGCAGTAGTCGCAATAACGACTAGGTTGTTTGTTGTAAGGCAAATCAACCCATGGAAGGGGTTTAAATGGAAACCGAAGCAAGGCCAAGAGTCCGCATGAAGGGAACACTGACCGGAACCGAAGTTGTGGGTAACTACCTACACCTCTGGTTCGCCAGTCCTGACGGCGACTCGTCCGATTCGCAGATCTTTCGAATGCGCTGTGTCGATGAGGTACAAGCCAAGTTCATCGAAGATCAGCACCGTTCTGTCTGGGGCATCTAGGAACCCCTTCCCCCCTCATCCACCTAGGGGTCACGGACGGGTTAGCGGCTCCACTCTCAGGCTACGGCTTGGGGGTGGGGCCGCTTTCTTTTTGCTGTAGCAACTCTTCTAACGTGAGCTCCTCCGGGGGAGTCCCGCATGGGTAGCTAGAAGCGTGATGCCGAGCAAGGATTCCGCATTTCGAACACTCGGTAACTTTGAGGGCAGAGTTGTTGACCTCGTTGAATCGGTCGGCGAGACGAACGGTTCTCCAGCTGTGCGATTGCGTGTTGTCTTTTGCTTCTTCAGGGGTACCCGTGAACGTTGGAACCAGACGAGTAAGTTTTCCCCAGAAGTGGGACACTACTCAGTCTCGGGTTCGACAGGTTGGGGAGCGTTGTTCTCTTCGAAGATCTCATCGACAATCAGCTTGGCGTAGCGTTTCCGAAGTCGCCAAATCTTCTTGTTCATCTCGTACATGGCCTTGGTGTCACGAGCTTTATGGGTGACTTGCGGGTCAAAGACGCCGAACTTGTCGAACATGGCGTTCTCCAGATCCGGGGCTTCTAGCAAGATGTCAGAGATCCACCCGCCAGTTTCGTCGATTTTGATCATCATCTCTGCGAGTCCTTCGGGTCCGAATTCTGAGTGAACCCGTTGGACAAGGGTTGAGCAGAGGTGTGAGCGATACACCTGCTCGATACGCATAGTGCCCGACATGAAGTCGCCAAGGAACTCAATTAGCTCCTGACGGCTAACTTCGCCGGTATCCGAACTCGATTCTCCGCCTTCGATTTCATCAGACATACCAGTCCCTTCCTTTCGACAAGCGCAGCCTCCCCTATTGTGCCATGCGGGGATGCTCTAAAGAGACAGTAGGTATTCTTCTGCAGCCGATTTCTTACTCGACACCCATGAATTGTGGGTCATTGAGGCCAGTGCACGGTCCTTGGGTTCGGCGTCACGGGTGTGGTCGAAGTACTCAACTACTGCGTTGTAGGCAGACCATGCGTTGTACCCGTAGCCACCTGCGTTCCGGGAAGAAGTGAACAAACGGCGAATAACCGATCCGGTTTCTTCACGATTCGACCGTTGCCTGCTGGTTTCGTTGCCCTTGGGAGGAAGTACAACATTTAGAAGTCTGTCAAATTGACGTGAACCCGCAATCATTGGTGTGGCCAACATCTCGTTGGCTGTGGTCTTGAAACCGTCAGCCCAGTCCGTGGATATCCCGAGAACTTCTTTGGCGTGATCAACAGCAAGCTTGGCATTGCGAGTGTGCTTAGCGGTGAAGACAGACTTGGCAGTTTTCTTGCCGAGGGTGACCGTGTTGTTGCACACGCTTCGGATAGCCGTGTTGGCGTAGGTCATAGCGATCTTGCCGTCATGACCCGTGTGTACTAGTAGGTATCGTTCCAACCTGTCGTTGATACCCGTGGGGTCGATGATCAATCCGCCCATGTCGATGCAGGCGAAGAATTGGCGACCTCCATGCAGTACTCCACATGTGTCGACGACTGCATCTCCGGCTGAGGCGCCGACGATGTCTAATGCGTACTGAATGCAGTCCCTGTTCTGCTGAACGACGTATCGGGTCCCTACGGTCGCTAATCCGTTAAAGCTTCCGTCGTTGTTTTGTCGCAGAGTGGCTCGTGAGTCTTCAACAATGATTTTGCTGCCATCCGGATTGAGAATCCAATTGCCGTCGTCATCAACAGCGGCGACTTTGGCGAGAATTACGTCGTAATCGGCTTCTGCCGCTTCAAGCATTGCTTCAGCAGTTTGAAGTCCACTCATGGGCTTGCCTAGGCGATGCCATGGAATTTCTCGGTTGGAATAGGCGAATTTGGCCGTTCCATCGGTGCGTAGTTCTAGGTCGTGGCTCATGGGTCAAGCGTACACCGAATACCAGTTGAATCCAACCAGAAAGGCGGAACCCCCCAGTGACAGGGCAGAAACTGGAGGGTTCCATGATTTCACCCGTGAGCGCTTCTAGAGCTCATCGGTAGTCCCGCTTACGAGGGAACGATCCACATGTGTTCTTCTCCAAAGAGCGATTGCATCCTCTTGTTGTACTCCTCCAACAAATGCGGACGATAGAAGCGTCCCCTGTACGGTTTGTCACCGCTGGGGTGGTTCTTGACACACCAAGAGCAGACATGTTGGAGTTCAGTCCATGTGCTGCTCCTTTGAGAAATGACGGACGGACCACCTTTAATCGAGGCCGGTCCTCCAGCCTGCCAGCCTCTTTCGACGGAGAGCAACGCAGGCTCATGAAAATGGAGGACTCTTAGTTGACTTTGACGAATGTCTTGTACTCGTTGTGCTAACCCGGCTCCGTCAAGTGGTGACCGAGATAGCTACGGCACTCACAGTCCCGCCTTTTGGCTAGCGCGGCGACGCCATGGCGAGTGGCATCAGTGGCTGGGTGCGACAAGAGATCCGCAGGTGGTCCATAAGGGGCGAAAGTGTTCCCCGTAGTCCGTCAGATTGTGTCCCTTCTGGGTGCGAGTGTGTCGATGTAGTCGATGGTGTTGGCTAGGCCGACCTTGCGCATGCTGGCCGTCTCAGTGTGACCACCTCGCATGTGCGCCTTCTCAACATTGGGCGGTGCGTTCAGGTCTTGTCGCCAGTGCCGTATGACTTCTTGTTCGATGTCCTCTGCCTCTTGACCTGTTGTGATGTCCCAAGTCTTTACGATGGCGAATCCATTGCGAACGTTGTCACCCATTCTGCGGTCAGCGGACTCTGCGCCTGCAACGCCTACCTTCAATGCGTTATGTCCCGTGTGCTTCAAGAGGTAGACGATGGCTTCCTCCATGTAGTTGAACGAGGAGTGGCAAGCTTTGCAACCTGAGCCCCCTTTAAGGTTCGTGAGAGAGGGGGTGACGACAGCGCCACATGAGTGCTTCATCTTCCACTTCTTCTGAGAGCCGCTGTATTCGTCGATGGGTTCGAACCCTCTGGAACGAACGTAGTCTGCTGCTGCTTCTGGACTGATGGTGTGTGGGTGTGACCATCTAGGGCTGGCACCACCCGTGAGGCTGCTGGGGTCGATTGACTTTCGTGAACATGGGTAGCAACCTGAGCCTCCACGTCTGATTAGTTCAAGGGTGGAGTGACGTTCGCCGCCGCATTCGACATGGATGGTTCGCCAAGGTGACTTGATGGACAGGAACGGCTCCAGAGGTTCGTGCCCTGCTTGCCTCATCTCTTCGAACACTGCTTCCTGAGAGATTCGTGGCTTAGCGCCTGTTCCCTTTTGGCACCCACATTGCGTGATGGTCCAACCCTTCTTGATGGCCTGCTTGATCATGACTGGCTTGACCGTGACTGTGGCCCCACAGGTGTGTCGGCATTTCATGGGAACCTTGCTGCCTGTGTACTCCTCTAGAGGGGTGAAGCCATTGTCGATCATCAAAGCCGTTGCGTCGACTGCTACCTTCTTGATGCGTTCTGCTACCAGACGCTGGTATCCACATGTCCTGCATCCGCCTGTAGCGAAGAGACTTCCGATAGTGGGCGATCCTTTGGTGTCGCAGGTCAAGCACTTGACCTTCCAAGGTTGGGTGGTGCGTCCATGCCAAGGCTCCAGTGCGACGAGGTTCTTCTCTTTCAGCCGAGCGTTGGCTTCTTTAGCGGAGAGCGATCGGTTGCGCATGGGTGCGGCGTGTCGATCACAGGTGCAGTCCTTCTTACACTTCAGTGCCTTGCTTCGGGCTGCGGTGTCGTATGCCATGTGCGTACCTTAGTTGGATGTCAACGTCGTGTCAAGGAGAGGCAACATCAGTCAAGGCTGCGGATGACAGCGAGGACATCAGCGAAAGACATGGAGGGCGAAAGCTTCTCCTGATGTCGGATGTTCCTACGTTCCCTCCGAGTAGTGCCGCCCCAGATACCAAGGAGGTCAGGTTGAACGAGGGCCTCAGCGAGACAGGAATCTCTCACATCACAATGATGGCAGTACTCCAAGGCTGGACCTCTACTGCCTCCACGTTTGGAGAAGAAGATGGTGGTGTTAGCAGAGATGCAGGCTGCCTTGTGCTTCCACGGCTCTCTACTCATCAGCATTACCCGTGGAGGGCACGCGAATTTCCTGACCAATCTGGATCGACGCCGTCCCACCATTGAGTTGGACGAAGTGGTACACGGCGTTCTCAAGGTTGCCTTCACACCGGGTGCGTGCAATCTCCCAGATGGTGTCGAACGCTTCAGCCACATGGGTCCCACTCTCACAAGTGAAACGGGAGTGGCGTTCGTTCGTCCAACCGAGGCCCCAGATAGCAAAGACCATGAACGCTGCGATGGCTGTAGCCGCCGCCGTGAATCTGATTAGCCCTGTCATGGGGATAAGCCTAGCGGTTATGCCAACAACAAGCAACCTCGCAACACGATTTGCTGGGAAAAGCCAAGGAATACCATCCCCCCCCTCGACACGCCGAGAACCGAGTTGTCTTCTGCCCCGCTTCGCAAGCTCAACCGGCGAGCAACACCCAAACGAAACCGTGAGGCAACCCAAACGAAACCGTGAGGCAACCCTGAACGAATCCGAACGAAGTTACCGAACCGTCACTTCATAGTCCCGCAAACTTTTCGAACACACGTTCGGGCTGTGGG